GTATGCTGAGTAGTCAGAACATTACCATTCATTACCATACGAGCCAGCCAGCCGTAAGTAAGAATTATGTCACTATCAGATACACCATCTAAATTAACAGCTAGATTTTTATGCTTAATATAGGATTTAAGATACGTGCGCGCAGCTTTCTTATCATTATCTTGATTATAGAAATTAAAGGCACGGGAAAGCGCCGATTTATAGCTAATTAGCTCTGGGGTAATACCACTAGGCTCATGTATAGCAATTCTACTCATACTTCCTCACCAATATTAAAGCGTATTTCGGTAACAGAATCATAACGAAACGATCTCCATTCTTCTTTATCAATATCAAATACCGGACAGTTCTCCTCACTAACGGCTCTTACTCGATCGGTTTTCTTCTCATAATCCAGAGTCTTACCTTCTTGCAAGGTACAATTCATGATACGAATAGAACCGTCTTTTTTACGAAAGTGAATATTAACATAATTTGTACGCAACACTCCACCTAACCATTCACGGAATATTTTCTGCTCATCCTCTGATGCCCTACTATAGTAAGTAGGTTCGTAAGCATGCTTTGCGACTTGACTCATATTAACTCCCAGTTCTCAAAAATAATGTCTTACCGTCTTTAGACTTTTGAAAGTCTTCGATAAAGACATGATGTAGATCTTCAGATTCAATTATAGCTTTTTCTGCCGCAGACCACAAGTCCCACCACTTAAGGTTACCCCCAGGAAGAGGAATCGTAATGGTACTCTCGTTCCAGTGATCTTTATAGACGAGATTTTCTGCTTCTAGACCAGATAGTTCATGTACATTCAATACTTCATACATAGACCATATAGATTGAAACTTATTAGCTTCTCTAATACTATCAAAGTAATGATATTTAAGATCGAATTCTACTTCATCATTCATATAACCTCCTAATCATACTCTATTATAAGCTATAACCAGTTTACGGTCAAGCGTTACTTTACTTCTTCGTAAGACCGGCGCGCCGGTACAATGTCTCACTCCAAGTTTCTTTAGGCTTTATAGTTTCAGTAACTACAACTCCTTCGGGTTGAGGGTAAGAGTACTGACTAGTAAAGACGTCCGGAAACTCTTTAGGTATATCCATTACTCCTGATGCCGGGGTTACATGGTCGAATGCTGATGACGGTATATCAGATGAGGGATCAGTTTGCAGGTTACGTAGTGACATATTTGCTGCAATCAGTAACAAAATTGCTAAGGGATCAAATACAAGTACTAAAGCAATAATTACTACCCTTACTGCTTTTTCTAGTACTTCAGTTGTCTGTTCTGTGTATATCAGGGCTGCAATATATTTGATCGGACCAACCTCTGCCTCCACTTTCCGAATTTCGGAGGCGATAGGAGCTCTTTCTTCATTAAGAGTTGCCACACGCTTGTTGTAGGTATCGATTTCTTTAAGAAGACGACCACGTTCCGCCTGTTGGGCTTTGCGAAGTTTTGCCGCCGATTCGGCACCCTTTTCATCCTTTGAGCGAACCATAACTTGGTCCACAGACTCATCCATTTGTTTGAGCGTTTTGCGAGTAACATCTATATTGTCCTTTTCAACTGTAATCTTTTCATCGATCAATAAAAGCTTAGCTGCAATATCACCTGTTGGTATAGCTTGATCTAGGTGCGCTTTGGAGAGATATCCAAATATGCCTAGGGACGTAATAAGGGAAAGAATAACGATGGAACTTATAAGGTAGTACCTAAAGAGAACTGGAGAAGTTTTCCAATTCCGGTAGACCCATGAAGCAGTAACTATTTTAGCAAGTTCAAGCGTGCCTCCCATCACTGCAATGGGGATTGCAGCCGAAGAAAAGATTGCCATTAACCCGGCAATAGAAAAATATGCAGCAACTGCTGAAAGTAGGAGCGCTGTAAGTAGTGTTATACCGACCGCAAACATTAGGATAGCCTCACATGGGATCTCATTACCTTAACTGATATCCATGAATTATACCATAGTTCTTTATTTTCTAACACTGCTCTGGTAAACTGCTCTTTCGCTTCTAGATAGTTTGCGGTACCCTTATTAGGACACAAGTGAATTATTGTGCGCTTGAAATTTTCTTTTCCCAGTGTTTCAACATCTGTTTTGAGCTCATCAGAAGAACTCCAATACTCTTTCCAGTCAGATTCGACTTTGTACGACTTACGTTTCTTATTAACTTGCTTTCGTTTGATAGACCAGAAAAATTTCTTTCCGATATATTTCCTACCAGATAACAAGTTTTCGATAATGTAGACAAATGCATAATATTCTCCAGGTTCATAAAAAGGTTCATCATTGTAAAGCCAATCGGTCATTCGTAATCGTCCGATTCCTCTTCTTCTTCATTATCAATTTCACCACCACAGAACGGGCAGAAATTCACTTCATAATAAGACTCATCAAGAGAATGTTTTAATTTAAAGTCTGCTTCACAACTACCGCAGTTGTAGTGGTTATTTGCCATTTGATTTTTTTAATCTTTCTGTTTCAGCAGTATATACGCGCTTACGTAATGCTGAGCTGCTGTAGGGATGATCTCTTAAATGGTAATGCAGTTCAATACCATTATCAAGACACCATTGCTTACCTGTAAAATCCTTTGTCTTATATTCATCACCTAAGAATCTTATATCAATATGCTGAGTCTTAATTATATTTAATAGCTCTTCTTCTGTTGAATATACTAGTACCTCGTCTACGTATCTGCAAGAAGATACCTGACAATACCTCTCATAAATGGACTGGACAGGTTTATTTTTAGTGTCTGGCCTGTCAATTGTTGGATCTGTTTGAATAGCTGCAATTAAATAATTACAAAAACGTTTTTCTTCTTTTAACATAGTAACGTGACCAACATGAAATAAATCAAACGTACTACAATTAAAACCAATATTATATTTGTTTAACATCAATACCACCTTTTAACAAAAATTCAACACCATTATTATCTCGATATGTATTACGATAATACACTGTACTTATACCTGACTGGTATATAAGCTTTGCGCAATCTAAACAAGGTGCATGAGTAACAAAAATTGCTGCACTAAGACCTGATTCGCTTGATCGTGCTAACTTTGCAATTGCGTTTGTTTCAGCGTGTAGTACCTCTGGTTTAGTTTTTAATGTAATACCTTCTGCATCAGGATACTGAATCTCATCTTCACAGTTGTTATCCCAACCTGCAGGCATGCCATTGTAGCCAATACTTATCACCCTGTTATCTTTAACAACAATAGCGCCTACCTTAAGTCGTACAGCAGTAGAGAGACTAGCATAAGTCTCCGCTACTGCCATGTGAGCATTAATATATTTTTGTTTCACGCAGCTTTACCCCAGACATCATCCCAAGAACCGGTGTGAGCTGCTTTAGCGTAATCGGTCGCTCTATTCTCAAAGAAGTTAGTATGCGTAGGTGCATTAATCATTTCTTCAACCCAGAGTAGAGGGTTCTTCTTGACTTTCATAATCCCTTTAAGACCGAGACTGATAAGACGACGATCAGTAATGTATCGAATATATCGCTTAACATCAGCAGCATCCAGATTATCCATAGGACCTATACTAAATGCTAAGTCGATAAACTTATCTTCAAGCTCAACCATTCGTTCAGCGATTGTATATATCTGACCTTTGAGTTCATCATTCCATATCTCTGGGTTTTCATGAATATAGGTTCTAAACAACTTAATCATAGACTCGCAATGCTGTGTTTCATCTACAATAGACCATGTTATAATCTGACCCATGCCTTTCATTTTACCGTGACGAGGAAAGTTCAGTAGCATAATAAAGGAACTAAACAACTGCATACCTTCAGTGAAGGCGGAAAACACAGCAATGTGTTTAGCAGTATTTTCTTTAGTTGAGTTTTGCTGAGAAATATCTAGCACATAATCATGCTTTTCTTTCATCTCTGCATACTCCATAAATTCATTATACATGGTTTCAGGTAGCCCTAGAGTCTCAATTAAATGAGAGTATGCGGCAATGTGAAGAGCTTCTCGCGCTGCAAAACCTAGTAACATCATCCTAACTTCTGGTTGAGGAAAATAGGGCAGATAGTTATTGACATAGCCGCCTGCTACATCAATATCACCTTGAGTAAAAAATCGAAAGATATTAGTCAAAAATGTCTTTTCTTCTCGAGTTAGTTTTTTCTTCCAATCCTTTACATCCTCTACCATCGGTACCTCGGTATGAAGCCAATGACTCTGCTCATGCTTTAACCAGGCATCATATGCCCAGGGGTAATTAAACGGTTTGAACGAATCTCGTTCATCTACAAGGCTACTTTGATTTTTCTTTGACATTTTATTTTCTTTTAAATAACTCGTTTACAAACTCTAGTAATAATTTATGATGTTCACCATTATGGTAATTACCTTTTAACCAGCTATAACTATCGTACCAAAATTGATCACTTTCAGGATGACACCCTATTAGTCCTATATTCTTCTGTATGATTGCCATTGAGTCACCATTTGAATACTTAGCGATTGTATTATACTCACCGTTCCCAACTAATGCACACCCATCGTAAAAAAACATCTCTGTATCAGTTCCACGCCAATTAATTTTAATATTTTTAGCATGAGGTCTCTTAGTGTCTGTTCCTGGTTGTCTTATGTATTGAACAGCATCTACGTTATCTAACATATCGAAGTAATGACTACCAGCCCAATAAGCTCCCATACAGATACCAAGATACGTACCCCCATTTTCGACATATTGTTTAACTCTTCCTACATTATGCTTAAACAAAGTATGAAAGCTTTCACTATGACCAATCCCACCTGGTACGGCTATCATATCTACATTATCAAAAAAATTATACTCTACTTCGTTTTTTGAAAATAACTTAAATTTAAAATGCTCACCTAATGCGTTTATTATACCATTGCAGCTTTGTACAGAGCACTTAGGATCATATACAAATAAGGCAATAGTTTTCACCTAGCCCTCACAGGCCAAACAAACGTCACCGTCAACGATAGCTTTCATATCTAATTCTTTAATTACTTCACGCTCAATTCGCTTAGATACTTTATCTGCTTTACCAATCTTTTCACTACGGCAGTAGTATAACGTCTTAAGCCCTGTCTTCCAGGCAAGGAAGTGGACAGCATGCAAATACTTAATGTTTACATCTGGGCGAAAGAATAGGTTAAGAGACTGAGCTTGATCGATAAACTCTTGGCGATCGGCGGCATGCTGTACAAGCCATCGCTGGTCGATTTCCATTGAGGTCTTGTAAACATCTTTTGTCCATTCATCCATCCAGTTAAGGTGTTGAACTGATCCATCGTTGGCAATAATGCTTGACCAGATTTCATTATATTCATTTGTCGATATTGAAGCATTATCATCCCCATACTGGAGATGCTTTTCAATAACACTATTTAGCCATTTATTCTTTGTCAGATGTGAGCCTGAAAGCGTATCCTGACGATAAGCATTAGCACGATAAGGTTCAATACTAGGGCTAGTATTTCCCATAATGATAGATGAAGAAGCATTTGGAGCAATAGCCATAAGATGACTGAAACGTTGGCCAGTGCCACTAGCATCTGGAGCTTCGCCGCGTTCAGTACCCAATTCAAGATTCGCTTCATTTAATTTCGTTCTGATGTATTTAAAGATTTGTCTGTTTCGGCTGACGGCCATGGCTGACTCGAAGGGGGTGTTATTTCGTTGTAGATAAGCATGGAAGCCCAGAGCACCGATACCAATAGAGCGCTCACGTATGGCAGAGAACCTTGCACGCTCAACGGTGGTAGGAGCATTATCGATAAAATACTGAAGTACATTGTCAAGCATTTCAGCAACATCACGAAGGAATAAAGTATTGTTTTTCCATTCATCATAGTACTCCAAGTTCAAAGACGATAAGCAACATACTGCAGTTCTTTCTTTATCTGTAGGTAAGATAATTTCTGAGCACAGATTAGATTGCCGAATCTTTAAACCAAGTTTCTTTTGAAACTCTGGCATATGTTTATTACTAGTATCGATAAAGTGAAGATATGGTTCACCAGTCTGCATACGCATATCAAGAATACGTTGCCATAGTTCACGGGCAGAGACTACTTCTCTTATTTCATTGTTATGTGGATCAACTAAGTTCCAAGAATCATCAGCATCCTTATCCAACATACTACGCTCTACCAGCTGCATGAACTCATCGGTAATATTAATACCATGATGCAGGTTCTGGGTCCTCATATTAGGATCCCCAGTTGGTTTTCTCATTTCTAGGAATAAGAGAATATCAGGGTGACTAATGTCCAAATAAGCAGCATATGAACCGCGGCGAGTCCTACCTTGTCTATAAGCAAGCGATGACGCGTCATAGGTGCGAAGATGAGGCATGACACCAACAGACTTATCATCAGATGCACGAATACCAATTCCAATTCCTACTCCTCCGCCCAGCATTGATAGCCAGTTTACTTCTGATAATGTATTTACCAACCCCGCTGAAGAGTCATCCAGATAAGGAAGAAAACAACTGATAGGTAAACCCCGGGCAGAACGTCCGAACGAAAGAATCGGGGTGCTATAACTAAGCCAATGCTTAGAAGAATAATCGTATAGACGTTGTGCATGTGCTTCATCCGTTCCAAATGCTTTTGATACGTACGCAAATCTCTCTTGAGGAGATACCTCATCGTCGCGCATATATGATTCTTTAAGACGCAATACACCCAGCGTATCAAACAAAGAATCGCGAGAATAGTCTACCGCTATACCATGTACATTAGTCATGTTATTGTTATTACCTTACTTATTTTTTTATGTCGTCAAATATCTTTTTTTGCTCAGCATACCAAAGTTGCCAAGCAGAAAGCTTCTCTCTTAGTTCATAGTACGATCCAGCGTTTGCGTTCGTATTTTCAATAATATCACTGAGTTGAATTTCTTTGTTTTTATCCAAAGGTTTTAATGCCCCTGCTGGCTCCATTAATTGAGGAGGTACGGTTGGAAAGGGAATCTTAACCGGTACCGTTGTACACCCAGTAAGTAGTAACGTAAAAATTATAACACTAATCTTCATTTAGTTACACCGATAGGTTCAGCAACGGCTTTATTGTATAACTCGATTGCAGTTGAATTAACTCTACAATCGGTGTTAATATACTCTTT